TTCCGATACGTTACTTACTTCGTCTTCTCTAAGACGCCGCAATACTCCGTTAACTAAGTTTAAATATGTCATACGGCTTTCTCATTCAATAAACTGCCAAATAAACTGTTTAAAGCCCGACCTGAAGGTTTGTCTCCGTGAGGCATTGATAATGCGCTTGCTAGTTGAGCTACAGCATCTTGTTGCCTGACAACATCTGGAAGCATTTCTGGTGCTTGTATACGAATAGATCGCTGTGTCAAAGGCTCAAAAGGCTGTGCAGCCATAGTTGGTAGTGTGGCTAATGCCGTTAGCATTCCTGTTCCGTCTAGGCCGTCACCACCATTATCACCAGGGCCATCACCGGGGCCATCGCCCGGCCCTTTCCCAGGGCCTTTGCCGGGGCCTTTGCCATTTCCGACAGTAACTCCAGTAACGCCATTGCTAACAACATCTACAACAGTGTCATTGCCATTACCGCCAGAAATAGTGTCGTTACCATTACCTGCAGTAACGGTGTCATTACCATTACCACCTTTCAGGGTATCGTTACCATTACCTCCGGTAAGGGTATCATTACCGTTACCACCACTTAAGGTGTCGTTTCCATTGCCGCCATCAAGAGTGTCATTACTGTCACCACCTGACTTATCTACAGTTACAGTTGATGCTGCATCGCCATTCGCAACAGCCTCAGATTTAGAGGTAATCGTCCCATCGTTGTTTATATCAACAGGCTCAAGACCAGCATCTTCTAGGGCTTGGTTTATCTCAACCTCTGTCATATCTTCATAGTTAGGCAGATTTACCAAAATCCAATCAACAGCTTTTACTGCATCGGTTTGCTCTGTGCCAGTTCCATCACCCTGAATAGTTGGCTCGCCTTCTGTCAAAACGCCTTGCGTGTAAGTGCCATCACGGAAACCGCCGTCTTGGTCAATTACTACCCATTCTTCGTCAGATTTAACTTCACCCTCTGACCCTGGCCCTGTGATGATTTCACCGGAATAGATAACAGTCGGAACACCAAACTCGTTAGAAATACTGCCGACTTGGTTCCAAACGCCATCCTTAAAAACCCAATCGCCAATCTCAGGAAGGCTGTCATCCTGTGATGCAACACCACCAGCAGAAGAATCAACCGTTACGGTTGTTGCAGTTTCAGCCCCGCCTGCATCACCACCATTAACACTCGCATCAACACTTGCGTTAGCATCTGCCGCTGTATCGCCACCACCGCCACTTTCACTTTCTTCGGGAGTGTAAGGAGGAAAGGTTACTCTTGCCCCATAAGGACTAACATCGTACTCACCTCGGGTAGCCATAACAGTCCCAGATTCAGTATGAACTACATCGCCATTTTCAAGAACGCTATAAATAGAAGGCAAGTTGAATACAGAATATGTTGTAGTGCCGTCATCGTTTTTCATGCCTAGCTCATCATCAGCCGCACTGGTAACTGACGATGCTACTTCTCCAACTGATTCTGAATCACCGCCAAATATCGCGTTAGTAGCGGCAGCACCAACCGCTTGAGAAATTGCGTCTACAACAGCACCTGAGTTGACACTGGCATTCGTAAGCTCTGTAAGTATCTGGTTACCTGTAACTTCATTAAAAGCAGTATTGCTTAACTGTCCAGTAAGACTTGCCACATCAGGATTAGACATGACATTTGCAGATGCACTGGGATTTAGATAACCCGTAGCCGCCGCTGTAAGTGCCTGTGCTACATCAAGGTCGCCGGTTATTGCCAGCTGAGTGGCAGAATTAACAATGCCAGAAGCCGCCGCTGTAGCACCAGCCGCAGAAGCAACTACACCGGCTTCTACAAGCGCGCCAGCTAAAGGGCCGGTAAATACAGTCGCTATTGCAATGCTAAGAGCAGCCTCAAAAGCTGGATTGCCTAATTTTTCAAATGTAACTTCGCCTTCTTGTAAGTCAAATCTAATAATGCCGCCTTCAACGCCCCTGTCAGAACCTGTAATACTGCCTTGCGAGTCCAAACCTACAGATGCGTAAAGCTGATTAAGGCGACTGTTCAGCTCCTCATATTGTTGGTTAGTCTCTACCATCTGCTGATATTCAGGGCTGGTCTCGGCTTCTGCCCGTGCCTCATCAGCAGTCATGCCAGGGTTTTGAGTCATCAACACATTAATACGGCGATCTAGCAACATATCAGGAGTGCTTCGATCTTGCATAACGCGGGCTTCATTGCCCTCAAAGGCATTCATTTGCGCTTTAATTTCATTTGCTTCTTCAACAAATGCAGACCATTGCGCCTCATTAACGCCCAGATATTGATTGGCCGCAGCAAAGGTTGCGGAGGCATCAATCATGTCACCGAACTGGCCTGTATCAGCGGTAGGAACTAAATCTGACGCAGCAATATTCAAGGTCGTATCATCAACCGTTGTGTCACCAGCCGTTGTGTCAGCCAGTAAATCTGTTTCATCTAGCTGCTGTTGAGTCTGAAACGATTGCGCTTCCTGTGTGTTAGATAAGACCGCTTCAATATTTTCAATGGGTGCAGGGTTTACATTTACAAAGAAGTCCCGCTCTTCCATTGTCGGATCGCGGCCAATAGTCTTGTTAAATGTTTGAAACACACCCGCTTCAGGCGAGTTGGCTATTCCCTGCTCAATCTGCTCAATGGTTTGATTTGTCGCTAGCCAGCCATCCATGCCACCCTGCAGCGGATCGCGGCCAAGATACTGGTTGTAGAGCTGGATAATCTGATTGCCTTTATTTACTAGGTCTTCAGATGTAACCGTCAGCGACATTACTTGGCCCTCAACTTCATCAGCTTATCAGCACCACGGATTCCAAATGACGCAGATACCGCAAGAAATAATAAATACTGATACCAATCTGGAAGAGTATCCAAAGCGCGAAAACCATCAGCCACGCGATCAAGAATACTGGGGTCATTAGCCACAACAGAGTAACCAACACAAAGGAGAGGGATTGCCAAAATAGCTGTCCAAAACTCATCCTTGAGGCTATTCGCTGAAGCATCTGCCATCTTCTCTTCCCAGGTGGCAGTGTTACTGATGACCTGCATCTTTGCTTGATGCTTGGCTTGAGACTGCTCATGGCGATTGGTCATCCATGTTTTTGCTAACCCTGCTACCGGCCCTAACAATGCTTGTAACATTAGTCATCATCCTTAACGAATCGGCCTTTGTCATCACGCTTGCGCTTACGACCTGTTAACTCTTGGACTGTATCGGTTTCCCAAATACGAATACCCACCCAAATAATGGTAAATAGGGCAGAAAGTGGTGGAAGAATGGCAGAAATAGTGCCAAGAACAGTGCCAAAGCTAATTACATCTATTACTTGTTTTGTTGGCTCTCCCATCTTTATTTTCCTGATACTGACGTAATGATAAATGTAATTAATAAACCAGCTATGCCTGCAAGAACAGCAATCCAAAATGACTTAATTAATACATCCTTTGCTTCTTGCTGTGCATAAACTTCTTTCTGCCTTTGTGCTTGAACTTCTTTCATGCAGTTGCGGTACTCTTCTACACCTTCATTACCGTATGCGTACTGCAGCAATGTTATTAACTCTTTCTTTTGAGTTTCTATCCTTTTCTTTGCGGCAAACATCTGTGCCGCTTCTGCTTCTATTGAGTTTGAAAAAACCACCTGTTTAAGTGGGTTACTTCTTTTCTGCTGCCTTTTGTTTGCATACAAAACATCTGATGCATGGCCCTGCCATCTAGCTACTACTGAAAACGTATCCTCAATGGACTTGCCTGCCTCGATAAATGCTTTGACCCCTGCGTATGCTTTCGTAGCTGCCGCCGCTGCTGTAATCGGGTCAATCATTTGTCACCTCATATATAACGTAAGGATCACAATATGAATTAGGCCAAGATAAATACCAGGTGTACGTTTGCTCTGACTCGCTACCTACCTCCTTGTATTTGCATATCCGGTAATGCTCTAGCCTTGTCCTACTGCCAATAGCCCATGTGTAGGTGTAGGTATTCAACACCAGATACAAAACAATCGTTTTCACATATCATTCGCTAGAGTCTCGCCAATCTGAATTGGCTACCCATTTAGGATCAGCACTAGGATCATAAGTATATTTTCCACCCTTCCAATCACTGGGAGAATCTGTAACATTTTCTGTTAGCGTAGCGTTAGTTGAATTTAAGTCATCAATATGAAAGTCAGGAGACAAGGATTCACCAACAGTAATTCCTTTAGAACCCATAGATACCGACTTACTATCCTCAAACAAATACCTAGATAACTTGGTTGAATTTTCAGTAATTGTTTTCACTGTTTTATCCCTTAACAATTAACTTTGTAGCAGCAACTGCGGTTCCTGCAAAAACAGATGGATCGCCCGCAGTAAGACCAAGACTGCCATTGTTTTGAACAAAATATGATTGTCCCGGCGTCAAGCTGGATTGAGCATCATCTACCGCACCAACAACCTGAATAGTCGCAGTTGCACCATCAGAGTAAGCGGCGTTTGAAATGCCTATATAGTTTTCTGTTGTAAGATTGGTTGTTGATGTTTGACTTTGAAAAACAACAGATGTTCCGTGGTTACTATTTCCCTCATCTCTATAAGCAATTACAACTGTATTTGCATTAGAGTCAAAAGTAGTAAACATTCTACTGCTTGCAGCCGCTTCAAAAACTACAGCACTACCAAATGAAATTGACGTTCCAGAAACAGTCCCGACAATGGCAGTACCATGATTTGAATTACCTTCGTCTCTGTAAGCAATTACTACTTTATTTGCATTAGAGTCAAAAGAAATTGCTGGCCTTACAGTGGTTGCGGCTTCAAATACTACGGCAGAACCAAAGCTAATAGATGTTCCAGAGACAGTGCCTACAATTGCAGTCCCATGATTTGAATTTCCCTCGTCTTGGTAAGAGATAACAACCTTGTTTGAATTGGAATCAAAAGCCGCAAAAATCTCATCTGTACTTGCCGCCTCAAAAACAACAGCAGTTCCAAAACTAATACTAGTGCCAGAAACTGTCCCGACAATTGCAGTGCCATGATTACTGTTTCCACCATCAGAGTATGAAATAACAACTTTGTTAGCATTAGAATCAAAGACTATTGCTAACTCATCCTTGGCTACTTCAGCAGACTCAAATACCACTGGAGTCCCAAAACTTATTGATGTCCCAGAAACAGTGGCTACCACTGCCGTTCCAAAATTAGAGTTAGGATTATCTCTATAGGCAATTACCATTTTGTTTAAATTGGAATCAAAAGCCATGCGACAGTCTTTAGTTTCTGCCGATTCAAATGTAGACACAGAGCCAAAACTAATGCTTGTTCCAGAAACAGTGCCTACAACAGCTTTTCCATGCTGACTGTTTTCAAAATCATTAAAAGCAATCACAACCTTGTTTGAATTAGAATCAAACCCTATTGCAATAGCAATTGCTTGGCTACTCAGCCATACAACTGGAGTTCCAAAAGTAATTGTTGTTCCAGAAATAGTCCCTACAACTGCTGTTCCATGATTTGAATTACCTTCGTCTTTGTAGGCAATAACAACCTTGTTTAAATTTGAATCAAATGTTGCACATATTTCATCAGTGGTAGCAGACTCAAATACTACTGCTGATTGAGCAACTGGAGTTGAATCTACTGACTCCCCGACTTTGCTTACTGTTCCGTTGCTATTAACAATAACAGTATCACCATTGGCTAACGTCCCAGATGCTGTAGCCGTAAATGTAGGCGAAACCCCACCAGTTATTTGAGACTGCGTAATAGCTAAAGCAGCTTGGTGCTGTGTAACATTTGATTGTGCTACTCGCGCATCTGCAAATGTTCCGCTGGTTATTTGTGAAGTAGATAGCGCAAGAGCCGCTTGGTGTTGTGTTACAGACGCTTCAGTGACAGTAAGAGTTGGAATAACAGCTTCAACGTGGTCTTTTACAGCCGCATTTGTTGGTATCTGGGTGTCACTATCTGCAAAGGTTTCGCCAGACGTAGTTACTGCACCAGCGTCAAGATTGGAAAATGCTACGCTGGTTAATACATTAGCACCACCAACCGTGGCTGAAGTAGCTGCAAGCGTAGTAAATGTACCTGCCGCAGCAGTAGATCCACCAATAACTACGTTGTCAGCAGTGCCGCCATTAATGTCAGCAGTAGTCGCTACAACACTAGTAAACGTACCTGCGGCTGGTGTTGACCCGCCAATAACAATGTTATCTGCTGTGCCACCATCAAGATTAGCAGTAGTAATTGTTCCAAGGTTGCTAACAGTAGCGCCATTAAAGTTTACCGTGCCACTAGCGGTAAGATTGGTAAATGTACCTGCACCAGCAGACGAACCGCCAATTGTAGCGCCGTCTAACGTTCCGCCGTTAATATCGGCAGATGTAGCAACAAGATCAGTAAAAGTACCAGCGGCTGCCGTAGAGCCACCAATCACAGCATTATCAATAGTGCCTGCGTTAATGTCTGCTGTTGTCGCAGTAAGATTTGTAAAAGTAGCGGCGGCCGCTGAAGAAGCGCCTATTACAGTTCCATCAATAGCTCCTGCATTTATATCAACAGTGGGAATGGTAACTGTGCCAGTAAACGTAGGGCTTGCTGTATCAGACTTAGTAGCAATCGCAGTCGATATAGCATCAAATTCTGTTTCAAACTCTGCGCCACGAACAACCTTGTTGGTATCACCACCAGGAAGCGTGTCTTTAGCCGCAAAGTCAGTAGTCTTAGTGTAGTTAGCCATTGGTAGTTCCCAGCCTGAAAAGAAGAAAGGGGGCCGAAGCCCCCGTTTGGATTAGGCAGATGGTACTGCCAGGACAAATCCAGCTTCAGGACGATACACTTGAACACCGTAAAGGGTGTCTGCAGTGTACAAAGTAGACAGATACTCTTGCTTGTACTGAGTCTGCGAACGAACGGCAAGTTGCTCTGCCATCACGACTGCTTCAGTGTGGAACAACAGTGCCGCGCGAGTGTCAACGCTAGATGCAGTGTTGTCACCAGCCGCCTCAATCGTTCGGCAGTTTGCAGAAACGTAAACGTCTACGCCATACAAGTTACCAATCAAGCCGTTGTTGACCGTACCGCCAGAAACAAAGTCTGATGATACATACCGATCAATACCCATAATCGCATTGCGCGTTGCGGGCGGAATGATCAGGTTACGACCTTCCATCGGTACATTGTTGTCATCCATCTTCTGGATCATGTCGCGGAAGAAAGCATCCGTGAACTCATCACCAGCTACCAAGGTGTCATCAGTGTACTGAGTGGTAGTGCCGTTGTCGTTAAAGAAACAACCAGTGTGCTGATAGTCAGTAGCAGCGGGGCTAAATACAACAGCGCCACCATCACCAAAACCAGTACCAGCCGCGTGAAGGTCATTGTCAACTTGAACAGACAAAGCATAGCCAGCGTCTTCGGTGTAGAACTGACGCAGAGATGACAGTGCCTGTACCTCTACGATGTCCTCAATCAGACGCGAGTATTCAAAGTGCCGGTTGATAGTAACCTGCAACTCTGACTCTGTGTTGGCAATGATCGTTACCGCAGTATCAGCCGCTTTAGCATTGGCATCACCACGAGTAGGCTTAGGGATATGAATAACGTCACCCTTCTTGCCATTCATAGCAATACGCTTGACAAGGGGAGCCATCTTCAAGTTCTTTTGATAAGCGGCAATAATCTCATCTGACCAAATTTCTGGTACAAATGTTGCCGCCTCTGTAAGTGCGGTATTACCGGATGCGCCGGGATAAGTTGCTGTAGCCATGATAAATCTCCTTTAAGGCTATTTAACTCGACCCTCGGCGTATGCTTTCAATATTTCGTCAGAAAGACTTTGATAACGCTCTGGGTCGGTCTTGATCAG